TTGATATGCTATTATCATCGTAATCCATCATCTTTAGAGTTGTTGTTTCACCATGGTAGATTCCTACTGCATTATCTCTAGGCGAAACTACAGGATGACAACTAGGGTTACTAGCGGAGCCACCAAAGACACTCAGTGCCTCTTGTTTAGTTGTCATATCCCAAAGTACGGCTCCTCCATATCCTGCAACGTAGAAATATTTACCAATACTGAAACCGTCTTCCTCACAGCCAATATCTGCTGAATAACTATAATTAGTTGTAGTTACTGAATTAACAAAATCTGGTTTAACTACTTCTGTAATTCCATTGTTATTAGTATTACCAAAATATAGTTTATCATTATACACTGCAAAAGCCGCACCATTACAAACATTCCATGGGATATTTCCATTTTTAAAACTATTGTGCCATTGGGGCATTGCGGAGTAATACCCAAAATTGTTAAATCCAGAAGCTGACGCAACATAAGGCGTTCGATACACATAATAAGAACCATTTCTAGTCTGATAAATATCGCCAGTTGTAGGATCAAGCGCAGTAATACCTAAGTTAGCATTATGCGTAATTGAGGCGATATTGCTATTAGATGCAGTGTATATCCCCAAAGTATTGCCATATCTTGTACTGTCTTTGTTAGCAGCGACTATAGGATAACCTTCAGAAATTGGGTTACCACCACTAGCCCTAAACCCATTAGCAGACCCACCACCAAAAGTGGCTAACATGGGTGCGTATAATATTTGAGGTTTTTTAGGTAAAATCATTCTGATTTCCTCTATTATTCGTAAGCTGTTAGGTTTGCTAGAACTGTGAAAGTTGCAGAAGCAGTTTTGACTATTGTGAAAGTGTAGGTATCTATTGCACTCGCAGTTCCTGCACTAGGCGCACCGCCCACCCATTTTGGAGTGACCGCTGAACCGTCTATTTGAAAAGCGTTTAAGTAATATGCAGTTGAGCCTTGAGTCATCATTATTGCACAAGTCATACTTTTACCTGTATCCAATATACTGTCTAAAGTTTCTGTAGAGTTACCTCGAAAGTTTATTGTACGGTTAGCTGTTTGGTTAGCAGTTATGTATGCAATTGCCTGACTTGCTAAATTAAAGTTAAAAGTACCTGACGTACTTGTATTTGCATAAAATCGCTCTTGAACTTCCTCAATATCTAGAGGGCCATTTACTATAGCCCCAGTAGCAGTAACCGCACCAGTAACGTCTAGTGGTTTATTCATAGTCCACTTATCGCCAGTATTGGCATAGTTAAATGTGGCTGAAGCACCGTCTACCGTTAACCCTGCACCATCGGCTGCGGCTGCGTCAGCGGCTCCGTTAGCTACTGTAATATTCTTATCAGCGACATCTAGAGTTGTACTGTTTACTGTGGTTGTAGTGCCAGAGACTGTAAGGTTTCCACCAATGGTGACGTTTCCAGAAGTGTCCTCATTTACTATGGGTAGCCAGTTTCCTGCATGGGCATAATACCCTTTGCCTGTGGCATGGACATGAGCAAACATACCATGATACGTTGAGGCGCTTGGGAGGTCTGCCAGTTGAGCGTAGTTATTTGAGTAGGTTATTTTATTAGAACCAAAGTCTACGTCACCAGTGAAGGTAGCTCCTGTTAGTGCAGCATATCCAGACCCTGCCGCTTGTACGGCTGCTACCTGAGTGGTTCCTGCCGTATTGACCGCTGCTACTTGAGTAGTACCTGCCGTATTAACATTAGATACCTGAGTAGTGCCTTCGGACTGGACAGAGCTTACTGTTACTGATGGTTGTAATGCTTCAACCGCCTTGCCTAAAAGCAAGAACTCTTTGGCATCCGTTGTGCCACTAGTCGCATTCAATTTAGTGGTTAGGTTTGTTTCAACCGTTGATGTATTAATTGCCATTTTTTAAATTCCTGCCAATGCTAAAGTTTCAACGTCATCGATGAGTACATCGACTTCTGTCTTCGTATAGTGGCTAGATAATTGGAAAGTTCCGTAACCAACGACAGCCACTGTGTCGCCAGTTGAAGCCGCTGAACCAAGAACAATAGTTGATCCTGATGTGGCGGTGAAATCGGATGGTGCTAGTTTTACACCGTTAAGGAAAACGTCTACAAAACCTGCATCGTAAGTTGCAGGGAATGTAGTGGTTGATCCTGAGTATGATCCTGATGAAGTACCTACTATAAAGTCGGCTCTGCTAGATGTTCCGTTTACGCTACTACCTGCATTTTGAAAGCCACCAGAGCCGTATACTTTCATCAGGTTGTTGGTTGTATCGAACCACAGGTCACCAATGCCTACGTTAGAGCCTGTTGGAGCGTTTGCTGATACGAAGTAGGTATCTAGAAACTGTTGGCTTGAGGCGATTGCTGATTGGGCTGTAGTCGCATGACCTGCTGCTGCATTCTCACTGGTAAGAGCAGCGGCTGCGCTGTTTGCAGCGGCTGTTGCAGAAGTTGCAGCATTAGTAGATGAACCAAGAATACTGTCTGTATAGGCTTTGTTTGCAACCTGATCATTAGCAGTTGGGCTAGGTATACCGCTGATGGTATTATTACCCATAGCAATCGTACCAGACATAGTGCCGCCTGATAAGTTTAGCTTCAGAGCATCTTGGGTATCTGAGTAATTTTTAGTTGCAAGGTCTTGGGCGTTTGTTGGATCACCTGCATTGGTAACCTTCTGGCTACCCATGTTAATAGCACCAGACATTGTACCACCTGATTTAGGTAGTTTTGTAGCTATACTGTTAGTGATCGTAGTTGAGAAACTTGCATCATCATTGATAGCTGCAGCAAGTTCATTGAGTGTGTCTAATGCTGCAGGGGCAGTATCTACTAAGTTAGCTACGGCTGTATCTACATCCGTTTTTCGGGCAGCATCATTTGGATTTACAGGTGCAGATAAATTCTGAATAGTAGCAGTTGTGCCGCCATCCATATTCAGTGTACCTGAGATAGTCACATTATTAAATGTAGACGTACCCGAAGAAGTTACATTACCTGCAACATCACCAGTAAGTGAGGCTGTTAGAGTTCCATTTACTGTGGCGTTGTTAAAAGTAGATGTACCAGAACTTGCAGTAACATTACCTGCTACATTACCAGTAAGGTCACCAGTGAAACCACTAGAGGCAGCAACTGTTGTACCTGATATAGCCGTCGGGTTTGTAGACCCGATTACGACACCATTTATTGATCCGTTGTTACCTGCACCGCCTACAGTTACAGAACCTAGAGTAGAGGTAGTTGAGTTGAGTGAAGCGAGGGTACTAAGACCTGTTACTCCAAGTGTGCCACCTACAAGTGCGTTACCTGCAAGGTGTAGGTCTTTGTACTTCAGGGTGGTTGAACCGATGTCTATGGTGTTTGTGGTTTCAGGAACAATCTTTAAGCTATCATTAGCTACTATCTGTCTCCACTGTGCGGCATTGCTTGTGTTATCTACACAGATAAATATCTTATCAGTACTTACATTTATCCAAACAGAGCCTACTGCATAGTTTTGACTGCTATCATTTGCTATAGTTGGATTTGCTGTAGCATCTAATTTGTTAGCACCTCCAGATCCACCATTAACTGCAGGAAGTAATCCAGAAACAGAGGTAGCTAAATTTATTTTAGGCCCTGCTCCTGCAGAAGTACCATCGTGAGTGTGTCCAGTAGAGGCATGAAAGGCTGCTAATAATTGATCAAATTCTGCGTTTAATGGTGGGGCAGTAATATTACTACCATTGATAATACTGGCTATTGATTGTCTTGTATAACCTGTCATTATCTTCTCCCTGCAGTACTAAATTCATAAACCAATCCTTGAATAGAGAAAGGTTCTGATTGTCCTATTGTTACAAAAGTTGCACTCACTGCAAACCCACTTCCTTGTACATCTGTGGTCATAATAGGTTTAGAGTTACCACCATATAAAACATTGGCTGCACCGTAGTCTATATTAAGACCTGCATACTTTACCTGACCACCTTCACTTTCTTGTGAGTAAGTGGATGGAGTCAGGGTTGCGTTATCTCCCCAATCATATGAGAGTGTTAAGAATAATTCTACGGGGCCTTCTGCCCTAATAAAAGTATTTAGCTTTCTAACTACTTTTCTTTGTTCTGTGTCTCCAAAGTCTAAAAAGGGCGTTTCGTATACACTAAGAATATTAGAACCCTTAAAACTAGTTCCTCTTTCTTGTCTGTAAACTTTGCCATCAAAGTCCCCATGTAGAACGTGTTCTATAGTATTTATATATTCACTCGTAGCACAGGAAGCTCTAATACCAAGAAGTTCTCCGTAAGACCACTTAATTGATCCATCTTTGTCATACAGGCCTCCAATAATGCCAAAGGAGTTTTCTACATTTATGGCAGAGTCCCCAACAAAAAACCTTACTTGAGACTTACTTCTTATAACACAGGAACTAATATTATCTGAAGTTTGTCTTTCTATAAGAGTTTTAAGTAAAACTTGTATTGGCTTACTTACAGATTCTAACTCAACATCCCCAATTCTAGAGGTTCCTGCTACTGGTCTAAATCCATCTGGTGCAAGAAATAATAAATCCCCACCAATCTCAACTACACTGTCTCTTGCTATACATCCTACGTTTTTAGTTACATCTTCAGTGTCGTATAAAAACTCTCCTTGAAAAGCTTTCTGTATAGCGTTGGCCCCAAATATAAATAAATCATTCCTAAAGGGTTTTATCTGGACTACTTTAAAGGGGGCCTCAAACTGTTGAGCTAAGTTTTTTTGACTTGGGCTAGTAGTAGCAAAATCAAGTATGTTACCTCCACCGCCTTTTGCACTAACCGATATCTTAGTAGGAAATGCGCTGTCTCCTGCAAACCATAGAGAGTTATTGAAGAAGTCTACTAAGCTTGGTGCGGCTACAACCTGCGCTCCACCTGCTTGAGCAAAAGATTGTCCTGTATTAGAGGGACTTACAAAAGTCCAGTTTAATCCATCAAATAGTATTCCGTTATTTACCCCATCAGAAAACGCCATATAATTTACGCTGTCTAACGAGAAGCCTACCCCTCTTACTTTTTCTACAGACCTGCTACCTACTGTGTGACTTAGGGTAAGTCCTGTAGCAAATACCTGCCACCCTACATTATCTAAAAATTTGTAGTAGGAGTAAGTATTTGCCCCTGCATCTTTTCTAGCAGCAATAATATAAGGATTTCCATATTGTTCGTTTTGATAAACAAATACCCCTAGTACTTTGCCTTCTCCATTTGAGCCACCTACAGTAGAATCAATTCCACCTAGTACCTCATATCCTTCTACCCTACGATACCCTCCGTATAGAGAAGGCTCATAATTAACAAGTCTAGTAGCAGAACCTGCAAACTTATCTGATAATTCTAAGTGGTTCTCATTACTGTTAAGCCCACCAGAACATACTAGTTTGTATGACTGTATCTGGTCAGGCATTAGAAACGTACCCTAGTATCTCGTACATACTCATAGTTATTAATAAATAAGGTTTGTAAATCTTTTAAGCCACTCATAAATGCTTGAAATGCAAGTTGGGCTGACTCTGCATTATCTTTAAACATATACATATGATAAAGTGAGCCATCTACTATAACATTATCAAAACTCTCTGGTACTCTGGTTACATCAGTAGCTGCAGTTAAATCTGTATAATTAAGAAAATATCTAAATCTTACTTGAAAAGCTGCGTTAGGAGAGGGGGTTACTCCAAACCCTGTGCCATGAGAGGCAAACACATATTCTGGTACGCCTACTCCTGCATTACCTGCTTCATAGTCGGCATCTCTCCTAGTGGCATACCACTCATCTCTATCCATGTATTTTAAAGTACTAAATCCCGTGTTAAGGGATTCATTTTTTATAATCTGAAAAGTATTCCAATCGGCTTTTTTGAATGCCGTAGGCCAAGAATACTCTGATTGTCCTGCCACAAGAGTTTGTGTAAATTCTGCAGCATTAAAAGGCCACTCAAATTCTGCCTGATTAATTTTTGCTATGGCTGCTCTTACGGCATCCTTAACTAATGCCTGTACCCCTCTCACAGTAAGAAAGTCTGAAACAGGTATCTCTACCTCATTCAGCCTTCGCAAAGTTTTATTTGATAGGTCTATGTAGGTAGAAGGCATACAAAATTCCTAAGTACATTTAGTTGAGGGGCAAGAGTTGACCTGCCCCCCATGATACTGTATAACTTACGCTAAGTTGTAAGCGGCTGTGAATAGAGCTTCTGGACGAAGAATCTTGCGCCCATATAACTGCATTCCCCGGACAATATCTGCAAATGTTGTAGGCGAACGGAAAGTTTCGGTTTTAGCGATTTGCTCCGCTGTTGCTACTGCAGATGAATGTCCTGCTACTAGGAAACTCATGTTAGCTTCTGAACCTGCTGCTGCTGCAGTTCCTGCACCTGTACCTAGTGAAGGTAGGTTGTTGGATTTGTAGATTGTGAACCCACGAAGTTGTCCGGGCATACGTCCGTTTCGTAGCTCATCTCCACCACCGAAGTCAGAATTAATTAATTTTGAATCTTCGTCCATCAAGATTTCTGCGAACACTGGGTCAACTACGCACCATCTTGAGTCGGTGTCTACTGCAGCCTGATCCATTTGTCGTGCAATACGGTTTAGGATTGCTAGTGGTGAAGTAATACCACCTGCACCGCCACCTGCAGCGATTGGAATAGATGTGATTTCTGATGCACCACCAATATCAGAGCCACCAAAATCAGTGATATCTAATTTGTTAGCAGGTAGCAATTCATCATTATCTGCTCCGCTGTCTGCTTTGGTGCTTCCTGTTTCAAGTGCAGTACGTCTTGCACCTGCTGCAGTGAAACCTGCCATGTGATGTAGCACATCTGAGTCAAATGTATCACGCAATTTAAAACCTGCACGATCACTGGCTAAATCACCGAAGCTCACATGGGCGTGGGCCTCTTCAATATCGTCAATAGCAAACTGAAAATAATTTGCTTGATTAACGACCATAGTAAAGTCAGCGTCTGTCAAATCTTGTGTTGCTAGTTGTGTACCACGCTCATATGTTGTGATTGTGATATCTGGTTCTTTAATTATTTTAACAGAATCTCCGAAGTTAGCTATCTCCCCGGAATAATCTGTGTTAGTTACTGCGTCTACAACAGAAGCTGTTCTGAACGCCTTTTGTACTTTTTTCGAGTATATTACCGGGGAAAAGTTACCCGAATTAAGGTTGGTATAACCTGATGCTTTTGCAAATGCCATTGTTTGTTCTCCTATATGAAATGGCTTTTTAGTACACCTCCTCTATTCCTTTATAAGAAGAGGTAGCTAGATCAGATAAGACTAACTCAGTGGCAGACTACTTAAGGGTATCACTAAACTTTGTGGTCCTCTTTGATCTGGTATACTTTGTTATATTTATCTGGAAGGGGCAGGGTATACCACTACATAGTGGTGTCCTGCAAATCATATTACAACTACATTATAACATAGGGGGGAGTATTATACAATAGTTAATTACTATATATGCTCCCCCAAGGTCGCATCCGAAGGATACAGGCAGATTGACTATTAGTCAACCCCCTAAATCACTTACCTAGCAGCCCCTGATATGTCATAAGCAAACTTACCTGTACGAATTGCTTCTTCTATGGCTTCTTCGTTTGCTGCGTATTCACGGTCAGACATTGCCTGTACAAGACTTTCGGAAAATTTCATCCCCTGTCCTGAAGAAGGAGTAGTACTAGAAGTCCTTCCTACA